CTCATTAAATAATTAGTCTGTGGGTCGAGTTGCGGCGGTTCCTGTACGCTATTTAGGTCAATGCCATATTCTCTCGCCAACTGAGAAAAATACTGCGCTTTCGTTGCCGGGTCTGACGTTCTTAGAATGGTATCGGCACGCATCAGGGCAGAAATGGCGGTCGGTGCATCTACGCCTAATCTTTGTAAATGAGCCTGATATGGAGCAATGGCAGCGTCATAGGCTTTTGCGCGTTCGCTGTGCGACTTGAATTCGGACACGCCTTTGTGAAAGTCTGATTCGCGCCGTTCTGCCTCTGCTGTTAGCAGTTTGATTTCCTCCGGCGTCAAGGGTTCACCGCGATCAGCCTTTAGGAAAGCTTCTTGCGCGGCCGGTTTCCAGCTTGATGGGGCTTTGCGTGGGGCAGGTTCTGCTTGTTCTGTTTGCTCGATCTCTTTTGCAAATTTCCCAGCTTCGTCACGGGGCTGTTTGGTCTGTTCCGATGTTGGCTCTGGTGTTGGTTCCGGCTTAACTTCCGGGCTTTCCTCGGCTTTTTCTGCGAATGCTTCTTCTAATGCGGTGCGTAAATCACTCATGGTAGGGTTTTCCTATCTGTGCCGCACCTGAATATCCACCTTCAGTTCGGCGTGGCGCATCTCTGCGGACACAATAAGCCGGTGGGGGCTAATAACCTTTAGACGACAATACCTCGGCAATGGCGCGTTTTCTCGATTCCCGGTCGTCGCGGGGCTTTTGTTTCGTCATTGCTGCCTTTATTTCGTTGCCGATCTCAATCAGGCCGTGTTGTTTCAAGTGCGCCCGGTGGTGGCTTCTCGATGTAATCATCTCGCCGGTCTGCATACTTTGGTAAGGCTGAATGTCTGGCATGACATAGTGCGAAGCATTCGACGGTGCATAATATTGATCTTTCGGCACCAGTTCGCCGGTTTCAGGGTCTTGGATGAAACTTCCACGAATAGGCTTTTCAGTGAAAATCTTGTCGAAATTCCCTGTAAATGCATCGTGATTAGTTGGTCTTTGTTTGCTGCCCTTGCTCATATTAAATAACCGTTATGCCGTAAGCTGCGCCCTGACTACGTTCAAGGGCTACACGCGCTGCGTTTGTCAAAACAGATGGAAATAATAAAACCTCCCACTCTGCTTCAACCCATCTTGCTGGAAGTCCTGCACGTGCGTCTCCCATTAGACCGGCGCTGTCCGCTGTCTGAGTAATCGGCGTTGTTGGGTTCAATGTAAATATGGTTGCGCTGGTAGGTTTATCACCTACCGTTCCAGGTGCAGCAAAAGTAAACGCAGCACCGTTACTATAATGTACTCCATTTGTGTAAACAGCGTTTGAAAGTCCTGTATCAAATGCGCTTAAACTTGAAATCAAAGCACCATGAATCAGCGGCGGGTTAATATATAGCGGCGTCGAACGGTCTCTGGTTGCTGTTTCTGCCCATATAACACTGATTGTGCCGTAGGTTTGACTATCGCTGACTAAAGACGAGATATTTAAGCATTGCCCATTTGCCGTTGCACGAAGGCAGGGGAGACTAGACCCAGAATAAGTATCAACCACACCAGCGTTTACAATGCGAGGCTGAAGTGTTGTATTAGTTTGAGTGGCATGTCTTCCATTACCAGACTGGTCGTACCATGTCGTGACAAAGCCGCTATTTGTAGTAAGCCATGCCAATAAAGCTGTTGTGTCAAGAAAACGGTTTCCATTTGTATCTTGATTATCTACAGCACCAAAATCAAGCTCTGCATTGTCACTAGAACGGCGAACACGAATTAATGAGCCGTTATACGAACTGCCTGCTGGAATACGCAAAGAATAAGCCGATATGGCATTGCTAAACACATTTGCAATAGAATTTTTTCTGCGTGCAATAGACGATAAACTGGTGTTGCGAAGTCTCACAACAACTCCGATACTTCCAATATCCCGTCAGTTGAGCCGCCACGAATTACAGCTATATTTCCATTATTGGGCACATTTATATCAAGGCGCTCCGTTTGACCAATAAAATGAGATGTTGCTGTAGCTGTTTGACTAACATTACCAATTGAATAACGTATATCAGCATTACGTGCGTAAATACTGATTCTTCGTGCCGTAGCAGTCAAAACAGTGTTTGCGCTAGTAGCGCCTGCAGTTAATTGCCGCGCAACTCCTGGAGTTCCCAATGATTCTATTGCTAATCTGTCATCAACAAAACCATAACCGTTAGAAAAATTATCTACCATTTTTTTACCCTAATTAAGCAATAACAATGTTTCTATATCATCTTCATCTTGCGCATTTTTTATTTGCTTTTTTATTAAACTCGCAATAAGTTTTTGTAATTTTATATTGTTTTCCAAAAATTGGTAGTCAAAATCTGGGTATTTTTCAATTATCTCGGCTTTTACTTCCGGTATTTCTTCGATGATTTGCGGGTTTTCTTTTATTTCCTCAATGATCTCTTTGATCTGAGGCTTTTCCCACATCTTCTTGTACTTCTCTAGCCACCATGCTCCGTAATGACCGCCCGGTATAACTGCGTTTTTGTTCAAAAGCGAAAATGACGCTATATCACCGCTTTCGGTGGCAGCAAGTGTTGTAGTTTGAGTCCCGATAATATTGGTCGAAAATGCAGCAACGTCAGCATTTTCCGACGCCCCAAGATTTGCAGACAATGCTGCACTAACAACAAAAACCGCTAAGTCCGTCGCCTCAATGGCGCCAAGTGTTACTCGGACACGGTTCCTAACAGTAAACGCAGAACCGTCAGGGCTTTCTGTCGCAGTCAAAAATAAAGACGGATTTGCCGATACTTGCGTAACTGCAAATGACGCAATATCAGATGCTTCGGTCGTGCCAAGTGTGACTCTGACACGATTTTTAACAGCAAACGCAGAACCGTCAGAAGCCTCTGTGGCGGTCAGTGTAATTTCGACAAAGTTGCGGACGGTAAATAATGCTGCGTCTGCCCCCTCCGTCGCCGAAAAAGAAACATTAGGATTAGTCGCCGCGCCAACAATCGGCAGCGAACCTATTTCAATTTGTGCGCCATTAAATAGGCGACGCGAAGCCATCTATTAAACCTCAGCCAGAAATACACAGCCGTTCATTGATGCATTTGAAACTCCGCTGCTATTCATACCAAAAACAGAGAGACAGGCGTTATTCAATGTTTCATTAAATTGGCCAACCATTCGACCAGTAGAAACACATTCAGTCGTTTGGTTAGTTTCTAAGTCATTCATGAAAACAAGCGCCAATGGTTTATACAACACTATGCCAATGTTTCCAGCAGTTCCGGTAGTACCAACAATGTTGATACTTTCAACTGACCTTATTCCTGTATCTCCAGCCTGTAATGGCAGTCTGAATAAAGTTCCGGCTTCTCTAAAAGCTGTTCCACCTATTTGAACCGAGGAAGTAACTCTTGACCCAACAGCAGATTGATTAGTATAGGTTGCTGTTACCGTTGTTGAAGTTGTGCCTACTGTTGCATGAACAATTATTGCAGCGTGAACTCCCTCCCCGTCAGTATAGCGAGTTAAAGATGCTGTTGGTATATTTGTAGTTTGAGTGCCAGTTACAATTCCACTCATTCCACCAGACATATTTAATATGTCAACAATCATTGCAACATATCCACCCGGAGGAGTGGCGCTGACTGATATCTGTGCGCCCAAAATCGACATGCGCCCAGTACTTGTATCAGGGGCATATTGATTTATTGCGTACCCGCTTGTTTTGTCTAATGAAACGCTGGTCGTAGGAATTGTTGGTGCTGGAGTAAATAGCGCCGAAACAATGTGAAATCTGCCGGCGGCAGCCGGAGCAACTGCGTTCATTTCAAAATCATAAGCCGCGTTTTGATTTAACGCAGCAATATATCCATCGTAATTAGACAAAGCCATTTATTTTTCTACAAACGTCATTGCACCCCAAATTTCTGGAGCAGTAGCGGTTGATGGGATAAATAGGGCGGCTAAACACGTATTTGTGTCATACGCCGGTATTCCAGGAAGTCCTGTTGTGTAATCACGCCAGCCGCCTACACCTTGACCGCCAACAGGTATCCACGCTAAAGGTTTTGCTATTGTGATGCCGAAATCACCAACCGTTCCTGTTGACCCTGTTAATTTTATTTTTTCAACGGCACGCACACCATTGTCACCGGCAGCAAACGGAATACGTTGCGCTCGTGTTGCTTCCCTGAAACCTGTTGCTCCAATGTTAATGGTTGACGTTTGACCAGAGTTACCATCCTGATCTGTATAAGTCATGGTAAGCGTAGTGCTTGTAGTTCCGATCAGTGTGTAAATTTCGTAAAATACCATGTTGCCGACGCCACCTGTGTTTCTTGTAAGGGCAGGAGTTGGAGTTGCACCTTGAATTGTTTGATCTGTAGTTGATGTGCCGCTAAGTCCAGACATGTGAAACAAACGGTCATACAGGACATAAACACCAGCTATTGTTGAGACAACGCCGGACGAAATTAGGAATTTTTCTCTAGTGCCACCTGGCGCTGTAAATGGAATGGCTCCTGTTGTTGTTCGCGTCGGAATAGACGCTGCTCCAGGTGCGCTACCTCCAGCTGGAAATCCGTCATATGTCCATAAAGACGCAGCCCTGCCAGCTATCGGCGCAGCCGCTGCCGCTCCCGCCACACGCGCAACTTTGTTATAAAATACAGTTTCTGGCGTGCCGTTGTTGCCACCCGTCAGCCGGTTAATCAGGTCTGATAAGTCAGTGAGCGCCGCCATCAGTAGCCGTTCCAGTTAATGTTATTAGCAATTGCGTGTGCCTTAGCAGACACAATTAAAGTGGCAAGGTTGTCAAGATTGATGCCAGAGGTGTAATCGAAACCACCCACCTGGGGCTGTATTTCAAATACGCCGCCGCCAACGCGTAAACGCCAGTCGCCAGAATCGGCAACGTAGGTAAAAGAACCGGGGCCGGGGATGATTTGCATATTATGCGCTGTGCGTAATGGTGCCAGCCGTCCATTCAACGGTTTGGCCGGATGTTATTGAAGTTGATGGACTAATAATAATGTCGGTTCCAGAAGTGCCGACCGTCAGGCCGGTTACAATATCTGTACCTGAACTGTTCTTAAACCGCGCAATTGCAGCGGTTCCGGTGTTGCCAGCCGTAGCCGTTTTAGTTAAGCCTGAAAACGACAAAACGTCGCTGCTAATAGTCCCGCATGGATCGTTGCAAGTAAATGTCGCCAGCACAGATGAATACCCAGATGTGCATATTTCCAGCGTACCAGCACCAGTGCCTGAATCAATATCGTCCCTGACAGCGGTCATTCTGGTGGTTTTTAATGATGTTCTGTAATTGACAGCCATTTTTTACTCCTTTTTAAATACCAATAATTTTCCCGCTATTATCCCTTATTATTTCCTTAAATTCACCATTTATTTCAACTCCAATGGTTTTTCCATTTTTGTCTCGGATTAATTTTTTAGGTGCATTTATACTATTTTTTATTTGCGCCAATGTTGTTTGTGCGTTTTGTTCTTGCGTTTTAATAGCGTTATTTATTTGCTCGGCAAATTGTTGAACCATGGTTCCAATGTTTTCTATTACATCGGTTTTTGTTAAGTCTATTTTTTCCCTTGCAATTTTTTGCGCTTCGCTTTCATTTTGCATTTGCGCCAATTCTATTTTGAGTAAGCGTTCTGCATTTGCTTTCATTTCAGCGCGCTGAGTTTCTGATTCTTGCCGTAATTGTTCTCTGGCAGATTCGTACTCTTGACGCATTTGTTCTAATTCTTTAGATTGTTGCGCCCTGTATTGTTCAATCTGCCCTTGGGTTTGTAGTTTAGCCTGCTCAATCTGCGCTTTTGCTTGCTCCGCTTGCGCCATAGCCTGCATTTTCATTTGTTCCGGGTCTGGCTGCGGTTCTTCTGGTGGCTTAGGTTCGTTTAGTTTTGCCAGCGCAGAATCAAAAGCGGCTTCCATCGACCGCCCACCCTTAAATGCCCGGACGCCAAACATGAGCATCTCACCCATCAGCGGGGCAAGTTCCGGCACCTGTTGAGCAACCGGCAATACCCGCTCCATGAAGCCACCTACTGACGTTAAAAACTCTAGCCGGTTCTGCTTTTCCGTGGCTTCGTCCATTTCGACCAAAGAATCTGCCGCGACTTCAATTCTGAAGCCCCTAGCCGGTTCGCTTTTTAGCAGCATTATTGCCTGTTCAGCATACTGCGCGTCTTGAGTGCCACCAATGCCTGACATTTCATACAGTGTTTGTGGCGAGTAAAAATCGCACATAATCTGCGCTTTTGTTCGCAAAATCTCGGACGCAAACAAGGCTACCTCGGTTTGTAGTCGCCTCAATCTCAGACTTGCGTACTGGCTTTTGATCTGTTGCGCGGTAGCAGTTTCCGAAGCCATGGAAGCGCCTCGAATAATGTCTGACAGGCCGGTGATTTCATACACTACCTGCTTGGCTTGCTCTCTGGCGTTGTAGCATTGCGCTAATGCTTGCAATACAGACTCCAGCGGCAAGAAGTCAACAACACCCTTTAACCCGCCTTTTTCCGCAAAAGCCGCCCAAGTATCGACCGGTATCAATGTATTGTTGACACCTTCGGACAGCATCCTTTGAACGCTAGGCTGGCTGGCATCATACACCCCGACCACCTTGACCGCTTCGACCAGCATGCCAATGCGGTTGGTCAACATGTCAATTTCGTCGGCCTGGTCTTGGTACAAAGAAAAATCAGGAACCGGCACTAAAGTGTCAGTGGTTTGTGTTGCAAATAAGGGTTTTGGACACGGCCAGAAGTTATCTAGTCCAAGCGGGTCGTCTTTAATGTCTAGCGTCTTAGAGTGACCTTGAGCCACCCAATACACCATTTTCGACGTTTTGCACCAGATTTCCCAGACTTCAGCTTTTTTCATGTCGTCCAGGTCTTCACTTTCGACGCCATTTTTTTGTAATTCGTCGAGACCAATAGGCTCATGGACTAAAGGCACGCTGGTGAAGTCTTCCCCGAATCGCTTAATACCCTCCGATCGGCTCATGTACACCCGGCGAGCAACCCACGTCACTTCGTCCCAGCTTCGCGCCGGTGAGTATCTGAAGTCTTTCCAGAATACATAATCGACGGGCGTGCATTCGTATTTGTAAGCCATCGGCGTTATTTGCGCTTCACCGCCCTCAATTCCGGGGGCGGCATCCGTTGGCATTGCCTGTTCTTTTTCCTCGAAGCGCACCCAGGTTACGCCCCTGCCAGGCAGCAGTCGGTCAGTAATTGCTAATCTGATCGAGCTGTCAAAGTCGCCATAGTGGTCGATCTCGTACTGTAAACAGCGCTCAAGAATCACCGAAGCAGTACGTCCAACCGGGTCAGAATCTTTCCAGCGCCTGGCCACTTCGGCGCGTGGCGTTTTCCCGTAAAGAGCGGGTATCATGGTCTGGATATTCGACCACAATATATTAAAGCGCTTCCCGCCAGTTGCCCAGCCGGTACGGTCGTCGCGGTATCTTTTTACTATTTTATCGCCGCGCTTAATAAATTTTTCATCTTCGCGCTTAGCAAGTTTTAGCTCTGCGTTCCACTTTCTAGCTGCATCAACCGGATTGATAGATAAACTATTCATAAAAACCCTTGCTTAATAACGCTCTTTTCGCTGCGGTGTTTCGCGCCACAATTCATCCAGCGGTACGGGTATTATCCCATTATTTCCGGCTTTTATGTGAAAAATCGGCTCTTTTTCAGGTTCTTTTGGCTTGTTTTCCTTCCAACTCAAGGCGAGCATTCGAAAAGCGTCGGCGCAATGGCTCGATGAATCATGCCTCGGCTTCTCTCTAAACACCTTTTTATCTTCGTCATATTCACGCTGATACTGTTTGAGTATTTCTACCGCATCGCCGCAATTTTCACGGTCAAACCACACTCGCGGCATCATGAAGCGAGCCGCTTGGATGCCGTCCTGGACACTTAGACTAGGCACAATCGCAAGCTTTCCAGCGCCACCGAGTAACGGAATTAGTTGCTCAATAATCGACCTGCCGCCACTTGCCAGCGTTTTCGCCCTTGCGTCATGGGGCAGCCAGTGTTTTTCGTATCGGTAGCCTCTAGTGTTTACCGCTTTTGCGTAGTCTTCAATAGAAAGCCCAGAGGCCGCGTAGTAGTCAATGCAATGTATTTCGGTATGCGTGACTTGGTAGAACCATATCGCCGTGTCGTCATGGTAGCCCAAATCCCACGCGGTATAAACAGGGAGATTCGGGTCGTATTCAACAGTCGTAACGCGCCCAGCCTGTTCGCAAAGCCGAAGCTCTTTCCCGTAATACGCACCAAGAATTGCCGCCTCAAACGAGCATTCAAACTCTTGTTCGTATTGGTCTTCAGTCATTCCGCGTTTAGCGTCGGCTAACTCATTGCCAGGCAATATGCCGGACAGACTAGCCTTTATGCTGGCAGCATACCAAGAATCAGAAACCTGTGCAGTGCGCCATATTTCATAGAATCCATTGTGGCCTTTGGGGGTTCCGATGAATACCGCCCAGCCTTCCCGATCAGCCAGCAATGGTCGGATAATTTCCCCCCAAACTCTTGGGCGCATATCTGCATATTCATCCAGTATTACCCCGTCCAAGTACAAGCCGCGCAATGAATCCGGGTTATC